GCTAGCAGCCCACCCAGGGCAACACCACAATAGTAGTCATGGGCTGTCATATTAACTCGTGGCCTACCCTTTGGTGGTGCCTGTGGTTTGGTGTCAGGGACCTTAGGGGTGAGTTGTTGCTTCTTCCTTGGCATTAGTTCACCAAGTTTAGTGAGGGTTGTCGGCTATCACTATCTGCCTCAGCCATCTCTTTGGTGAGCAGTCCCTCCAGCTCCACAAGGGTGCTTACAAGGTTGGTGTTGTCTAGGCCAGGTAGCCCAGAGCTAACCAAGATTTCAAAGATTTGGTAACGTACATTCATTTGTTGTTCAGGTGTCATTCAGTTCTCCTTGTTGTACCCCTAATAGTAAAGCAATCTAAGGTTGTTGTCAAGTGGGCACATCAGTGCTAGTCTTGTGATCATTTCTCTCCCTCCATCATAAAGTTAGTTGTAAATTGGATAGCCTCTACTAAGGTGGACACTGCTTTACGGACCTCTTCCCATGCATTAGGCCCAGCCTGGTATACAACGGTATACCCACCACCAGGCTCCTGTAAGATAAGCACCTTACGCCTTACCTGTGAACTCTTCATTTGTGAATCTCCTTCAGTGTTTCGTTAGCCCACTCTAAGTACTGGGCAGCTTTGTTTAGGTCTTCAGTTGGATTACCTTTGTACATTGCTCGGTGATTGTACTTCATTACATTGCCCCGACAGTATGCTACGAAGCCGTCCTTACCCAGTACTTGTCGGATGTAGTCGATGCATTCAATGCCGTCCCCGTGGTTGTAGTGTGCTGGTTTACTTACTGCGTTGTATGCGCTTGTTTCTCTTTTTTCATCATCTAATGCTGTCATTCTGTCTCCTCAAATATAACTTGTTTCGCTGAGTAACCTGTCTTAGTTTCCTTGACAAACCAGTCACCGCCCTCGGTATACTTGATAGCCATCTTGTCTAGGGCGGGCCTCTTAGATAGTTCTCGTATAGCATCTACTCCTGCTTCTAGGTTGTCTGGCACAGTGCACTCAATAATGTAGCGCACTAGACCCCCTCCTTGATGAACACTTCTACCCACATCTTGGTCAACGCACTACGAACAATATCGTTCACGTCAAACTCTACGATGGGTACAGGTAGGTCATACTTCTCAATGAATGACAAGATAGTAGACAAACCGTCAGTTCCCTTGAGGTCTGACTGCATGATGTCACCGTTGAGTACGATCTTAGAACCTTCACCTACACGGGTGAGTAGCATCTTGAGTTGATCGAAGGAGATGTTCTGTGTCTCATCGACAATGATAAAGGCATCCTTGAATGAGCGACCCCGCATCATAGCCATAGGTGCAATCTCGATGTTACCATTCTTGATACCTGTCTCCACCACACCCTTACCTAGGTGCTCCTCTAGTACGTCAAGGACAGGCAATGCCCAGGGTTCTGTCTTCTCACGTAGGTCACCCTTGAGGAAGCCGATACCATCACCCACAGCTACGTGTGGTCGTGTGATGATGATACGCTTGATCTTCTTCTCGTGGTACAGGGAGGCAGCTAGGCTAGCCACTACGTAGGTCTTACCAGTACCTGATGGCCCAAAGCAAACAACCTGTGCCTCCTGACCTAGGATAGCTTTGATGTATACACCTTGCTTCTCTGTCTTAGGGAGGATACTGATAGACTTCTTCTTCTCATCAAACTTAGTAGGTTGACGAGTGGTCTTCACCTTAGCTTTTTGCTGTACCATGTGTTACCTTTGTAGTTAAATTGGGTGAGCAGTTTCCATACATACTCAGGTAACACCCAACGGTATTGAGGTGCTTTCGCATTGCCCTGTCAGGTTATACTTGTAATAGTAAAGTAGTTAGGACTCTATGTCAAGTCGGTCCTTATACTTTTCGATTGCCTCAAGTACTTTCTCAACAGAGGGAAGAGGGTATAGGAACCGAGTGTACTCCAGTACACCACTATCCCACTGACCGAGTTCAAAGACACCGAGGTGTATTTTAAGCTGGTACTTATAACGACCATCTTCTTCCCACGTAGCGATGAACTCCGCAGGGGAAACATAGGTCTTAGTCTCAGTAGGTGTGTATTTTACTTGCATTACTCACAACTCCTTATGTTAAGTCAACAATCTCGCATACATCCCCTGAGCAAGCCATAGTCTGCATACCAGAGGTATTGTCGTCTTTCTCGTACTCACTTAACTTAGCCCAGTCGATTGACATAGGCATAGCAGTTAACAAGTCCTTGTACTCTTCTTCAGTACACTCTTGGTACGGTGCTTGCTGATAAGAGTGATCAGAGTGTGGGAGGAAAGACACCCCAGACATCTCATCAAAGTTTTTATAGACGAAGGCACCAACCTCAAACCACTCGTCGTCCTTTACGCTAATGGTTACTGAGGGTTTATGCTCACACCAATGACGTTGATAGGTCAACCAAGTCTCCAGTTGCTCGATAGCTGTCATATCGTTACGAGTAACAGCACCAACAGGCGATTGTACAGGGAAGCTAAACACAACTGTCTGGTCAGGTTTCATGACACAAGGTTCGTTAGGTACACCTTGGTCAATCATCAGTTGTGTCAGAGGATCTTTGCTATCCCCTCGGACAGTACGAATGTAGTAAGGAGAATGGCGAGTGTGGATGCCACTAGCAGAATCAACGAGTTGACTAACCGTGCCAGAGGGCTTGACGCAAGTGATAGCGCAAGATACAGGGATGCCCAGACGTTCAGCCCACTCAGCGTTAGTAGCCACAGCAAGGGTGCGTAGATGTTCAAGTAGTCCATTCAAGTCTCCATTCTTTGAGGTCATCAATGGGTTGTCCATGATGCCTGTTAAGCTTACTCCGAGGAGTCGCTCTTCTTCTGTGTTCCGTTGCCAGATTTTTCTGAGATAAGGAAAGTGTGTGTATGTTGATTGGATAGTTCCCAGGATTGTAGCAAGTCGTACTTTTCGCTCAAGGTCTGCAACGATGTCTGTAGCTCGGACGACAACTTCTGTAAGGTTGCAGAATTGATAGGGTCTGAGGATGATCTCAGAACAAGGGTTAGTTCCGAACTCATGATTAGAATCTCGTCGTCCATACTTTTCCGCCTGTTTCTTAGAGGCTACACGGTTGAATACACCACGCTCACCTGATTTACTTTCTACCAGTGCAGTCCACTCACGAAGGAATGTCTCTACGTCTGGCTTCTCTGTGTAGCACACACTGTTGTTAGCCAAGGCACGATGAGGTTGGTTCTCCCACCACTGGCCTGACTTAGCATGACGCATACGGTCATCACTGAGATTAGACAAGCTGATCATAGCAGAGCGACGTACACCACCGACTACCACTACTTCACCAATCTTACACATGATGTCGTGGCACTCAATAGAGGAGAGCTTACGGCCTACTGCACCCTTGAACTTACCAATGGTGAACTGAAACAGATCAACCAAAGGAGCAGGGCCAGAGGCACGACCACCAAAGGTCTTTAGCTTAGCACCTGCAGGGCGTACCTTAGAGACATCCCACTTAGGAATCTCACCAGCCCAGAGAAGGGACAGTACTTGACGGTATGCCTTAGCCCAGCCCTCTTTACTGTCTTTGACTACGACTGTAGTCTCACTGTTGTACAGTGCGTCAGGAACCTCAGGTAGCTTCTGGACATACTGACGTTCAACACTGAAACCTACACCTGTCCCACATAGAAGGATGAACATAGCCTCATCGAATGACTTCATGTCATCAACCGGCATGTATGCACAGTTATACATACAAGTGTTATCCCGTGTTGCTGCTACACCGGCGGTCATTAGAGAACGCATAGAAGGCATAACCTCTAGGTTAAGGATAGCCTGCTCAATCTCAGAACTAATGCTGCCTACGTAGTCTATAGAAGCTAGAAGGGCATCAACTACGTTGTCTACGTATCTACTGGTTGTCTCGCCAAAGGTCTCCCTACGGTTCTCGAGAGGAAGCCACCGAGCGTATCTCGATGTCGCGATAAAAGTTTGGTAATCGGTCGGTAGTTGGTTACTCATTTATTGTCCTCGTTCTTTCTTGTCTTGTTCCATCCACACTAGGTGGTCAATCTCTCCACGGCTGATGCCAATGTCTTTTAACTGAGCATTGGTCAACCGGTTAAGGTCCTTGACTAACTTACGGTGTTTACGCCATGTCTTAAGGTAGTTCCAGTATCGTGTAATCCAGTTCATTTGCGCACCATAGTCAACACAAGGTTAAGAGCAGTTATTGCAAGCCAGGCTTTACCTACGTTAACCCATGTCATTGGGTAATCAAAGAACATACCTGCGACCCATGTTCCAAAGGCTGCCACCCCTAGTCCAAGGAGTGCTACGACTACAAGTATGCCTACCAGCCCTGCAACAACACCAAATAATTCTGCTTTATCTCTCTTCATACTAAATCCTCTAGGTTAATCTTAGGGTAGTCTAGGTTCTTCACGACTTTTCCATCTGCTCGGTACTTGATAGTACCATCCTCTTGGTACATACGCCCCATGTTATTCTCATGGACACGCTTGACTGCTTCATTAAGGTCCCAGCCTTTGGAGTTAGCGTAACCAAAGATAACGTACACTAGGTCAGCTAGTTCTTTAAGCTCTGCTGTAGGTTGATCAACAGGTTTACCATTTACCTGTAAGCCTAGTGCCTCAGCGTACCACTCGATGTACTCCTCGACAATAAGCTTGGCACCCATAGCAGGGTTCTTGTCTTGCTTAGCGGCGAAGCGGTAATCTTCCACCATCTGTAGAATGTTCATCACTTGTTCCTCTCAACAATCATTGCGTCTGCTGCATCATAACAATCCTTAGCCATGACATGGTACCGTATATAATCCACATTACCTACTGTAGACATAGCACCTGCTAGTGCCTGACCTGCAAAGTAATCTCGTAGGGACATACCCATCTCCCCAAAGTTAGAATCGTCTTGACGGGGATAAGCTGCTCCACCGTCTGATCCATCTGTTCTCAATGTCATGTCTTCTCCAGTTCAATGTAGGTTAGACGTACGTCATCGATATCATAGAACGCACTCTTCACCATCTCCTTGAGGACCTGTAGTGACTGGGTGTCATCACACTCAAGGAAGTTAGCGTCAGGGTCTACCGACAGGTTTAGGTTCACTTCAATTTCCATGTTGCCTCCAAGCAAAGACGGGTAGTTATACTCATTGTGTTACGTGTGTCAACCATAAGTTTTCTCCAGTGTATTCATGCTTACAAACTGCGGCTCATACATACCGTCAGCTACCTCACGCTTGATTACCACACCCTTCCACCAGCCGAGGTTACTTTGTCCCGCCCAGCTTTCTTCTTTTCCTTTATAGCAACCAACGACAAGACCCGCAAGGCCATTAGTACGCGAATCATCCGCCATATACAGAGACCTAAGATGGGTGTGACCGCAAGTTGAAGATACATGACGTTTACCGAGGAGTCCATGAGCATGGTGAATACTAGCCATAGCACGGCCAGAGTTACCAGGAGCAAAGTAGTGAGCGTAGTCCACACCATCATAATTAGCGACGCTGGGGGCAGAGTTTTCGTACTGGTGGTACTCGTCGAACCAACGGTTTGTTTGAAGATGTGAGAAGGATATCCCGTATGACGATCCCTCAAGTCGTGGGTCAACGGAGACAGCCGTTTGGATTCGATGTTCATGGTTCCCTTCAAACCCGATCCACGTAGGCTTACCTTTTCGGTGATATCTAAATTGGTGACGGAGCCTCTCTTGGGAATCGTTGTAGGAGTTGATGTCTTCTTCATAGTTAGCTCCCATAATCAGGGCAGGTTTACCCTTGTCGTACATGTTAAGGCTACGCATATCAGCGCCATCACCTAGGTCAATGCACATGTCTGGTCGAACATCGTAGATAAGTTTACCTAACCAGTCGAACCGCTTGTTGTCTGCGCTTGGGTCGGCATGAGCACAGCTCCATACGATTACTGTCTTACTCATTTGTTTTTCTCCTCATGCAGTAGGTAAACAAAGAGTCCAGCCCACATCATTTCATAGATAGCTTTAGTATACTCAGCGTTATGCTCTGCAATAACAGCAAGGATCAGTTGAAAAGTGAAAATAACCCAAAGAATAAAGGACCACCAATTACTCATCGTTCTTACCTCCGTCTGTAAAGATCAGGTACACAGTGTAGGCCAATACTAAAGGCCAGAGTAGTACCGCTGTTGGTATCTCACCAACTTCAAGATCGTCTTCATCATCTATCCAGAACGCAACGATAGCGAACCCCAGTCCAATGATAAGGTACACTAGCACCCATGATAGAATGTATACTGTCATTCAGTTCCTCCTTTAATGCGGTAGGCTTCAAGCTCAAAGTAGTAGTCCAGATCAATGATAGCCAAGGGTTTCTTGTGGTCACCCTTGATGATCAACACTGGCTGGTTAGTGCCTGATGCTTTCTCCGCTTGTTCGTATGGTTTGTATACAGCGAATGCCTTATGGCTCTTACACTCTATACTGATTGGTAGGTG